AATGAACACATTGAATTTTGTTCCAACACGTGTTGATTTTTGTTGAACACTTGTTGAACACTTGTTAAAATTTGTTCATCATTCATTTTTAGTTCATTATCCAAAGCAACAAATGTATATTTTTTTAGTGGCAATTTATAGTCATCTGCTGCGGCTAATTTTTCAATCAATATCCACCACCATGCATAGGAAATCATTCCTAATTCTGAAATCATAGCAGCGATTTTAGGATCATTACTCGCATTGATGTCATGACTAAAGTAGTATGATTGATTTTTTGCCATCTCTATCACTCTTCATTATCGTTAAACAAACTATCCTGGGCTCGACGTCCCATAATAAACCTTACGCATTCATCGATTAAGTCTTGAACGGAGATCGCAAATGTAGAGTCTGCATATTCAACATTTAACCAGCCTGTTTTAAATTTAAATTCATTAGGTGTGTTCATATCAGACACGATACCTTCGACACCAACATGGCTAATAAGGTCTTCAATATCGCCATACTTAAATTTAAATGTATTTACCAAAAATGGGATTTTAAATTCTTCCAGAAATTCAAAATTTTTCTTCACAATAGACTGCAGTTTGCTGAATGCTTGCAGCAGTTCAGGACGTGGATCATCCTTAGATTTTAGCGTGAATACATCCGTTAACCCTGTAGCAGATGGTTTCTGATAAGCAATACTGATATCATTATCTTTGATTTGAATTGATTTAATGATCATAAAGGACTCCTTTCTTGTTCTACGATTACTAATTTGCCGGTAGCAGCTTGAACAGCTCGTTTGAATGTTTCTGCATCTGAGTTGCTGTCAGATAAATGTAGTAGCCGTATATCTTGGCACTTAGTTAGGTCCATAGATTTTAGGAATTTAATAACATTTTCTAGCGAAAAGTGAGATTGAATTAATCGTTCCATTCGTTTTTCATCCAGGTAACCGGCTTCTACATGCTGATTTAGGATTTCATAGGAATGGTTGCATTCAACCATGATATGATTCACATCTTTAAATGTGTACCGGCAATAATAGGTGTCGGTAATATATAACAGCTTCTCCTCACCGTCAGAAATCAAAAAACCAACATTAGGAACGTCGTGTTCTAATTCAAAAGGTAGAATACTAAAATTACCTATCATAAATTGAATCTTAGGCGTAATATAGATGGCTTTATGATGCCCAGCTACATATAATGCATCTGCAGTATCTTTTAACATGTATACACGATGTCCAAGCTTTAATAGATCATTTACAGCCTTGCTATGGTCGCCATGTTGATGTGTGAGCAACGTGCCACATAGGTGTAGAAAGTTAAAGCGACAATACCGTTGAATTTCTTTAAATGATAATCCTGCATCCAGTAGCAGTTCATCACCATTTGTTGAGGTTTTTATTCGGTAGCAGTTCCCTTTTGAACTACTACCGAATGCTTGAATACTAATCACAATTAATCACCAAACATGTTGACCACTTCGCCAGTTTCCGGATTAACAAACTCACTGGTAGGTGCAGGCTCAATATCGATTACTTCGCTATTAGCATTTTGACTAATGGTTTCCGCGACTATATCGGCCGTATCGATGACCTTTCCTTCAACATCAATAATTTCATCTGCAGTCTGCAACCCCATTGAAATTTCAGGTGCTGTAGTTCTAATTAACCATGCGGCGGCTCTATAACGTAACATTTGATCTGACATAGTTTTCCATTTAGAGCCTTTCTTGTCATACCAGCCTTCCTGTTTGGCTAGTGCGATTGTTACTTCAGGACCTGCGATGATTTCTTCTGAACCCTTTTCGCGAGTGTAAGCAATAATACCTTGAGAGTCTGTTCCTTTTTCGCCAGTAGGTCTATATTTAATAGCTTCAAATCGACCGCATTGATTGAATGTTGCAATTAGGAATTTACTTGACCACCCTGGGTTGCCATATACGATATATAAATTTTGCATCACCATTAATGGACTAGCGTTCATTCGTGTTGCCATTTCTAATGCGATAATAGCATTCCCCATATTTTGTTCACCCTGGAATTGTTGAGGGACCAACGTGGAATGTGTAAACATTTTTGCTTGTCGTTGTAATAGTTCAAATCCTTCTGCAGATTGAAAGCCAGGTAAATTTGTATGTTGCTTTACAGCTACTTCATTTGCCATTATGTACCTCCTATGCCACGTTTTCGCATACAGCGTGGATATCTAAGTTAGATAAAATATTGTGAATTTCTAAACGGCCCTTTTGAGTCCATTTAGTTGTGATTTTAGAATCTAAGCGACCATCACTTCTGCAGAATGTAAAGGTTTCAGATTTAGTGAAGCCTTTTGACATGTGCTGCTTGTAGAGAATCCATTGATCACCGACCTTACGTTGTAGTCCAGCTTCATGCAAAATCTTATTTAATTCTTGAGCACTCATGCCGTAGTCAGCGGCAATTTGTGTGATGGTTAAGCAAGATTTGCTTGAAAGGATTTTATCAACGTAATCCTTAACCGGTTTAAACTCCGCAATTTGCTGTTCTTGTTGCGCTACAATTGCTTTCGTTGCATTATGTGATTCTACTTCATCGGCATATGCTCTAAGGGCTTCAGGTAAGGACTTGGGAATATTCATGCTATAAGCACCAGTCTTACGAATTTGAGGAATCACTTCAGAGGTGACCCAACGTTTAAATTGTTTTGCCGTTGGCAATTTACTAGACAGTACCAGGGAATATAATCCGCTTTCATTAATCAAAATCGTTTCTTTATTTTGATTGCCATCAAACACCATTGTCTTTGTTCTATCTTCTTCATCAGTATGTCGGTTTACATCTCGACTACCATTTTGGTACCCGAGAGTATCAGCGACGTCCTTTGCAACAAACCATAATTCGTTATCTTTTTCTAAGATACGAACTTGGCCAAATGTATCATTTTTAAAAATCTGTAAATCAGTCATATCTATACCTCCTTAACGACCAGTTGGGGTTCTGATTCATCAACGATCAATTTAATTGTTTGGCTATTAACAGGAATAAAGTCAGTAACAGCTTCGGCATTATCGATAAACACCGGAGCACTAACTTTGAAATAGCTAGTTAATGCGTTAATGATGTCTAAACCTACATTAATACGTGCTGCGTTGTTCATGCTGCGGTATGGCACACCTTTATAGGTGGTTTCACAACATTCTTCAACATTGCCATTCAGCATGATGTTAAACATACGGAATCTTGCCAATTTAAACCTTGCATTAATACTTTCTTCAAGCATATCAACCTTAGCTTTAACGAATTCATCCATCAGATAAGAGGCTTCATCCAATTCATTCTTTTCGGCAACAAGTTTTTGTTGTTGGTTTTCTAATTCGATAACACGATTTTCAATGTCATCAATCAATTTGAATTTATTTAATTCAGTCTCGAGATTTGCTTTCTTAGATTTCAAAGAGGAAAGTTCATCATCGAGTCTTGTAAGTTCTTCGATGTCTGAGCTTGGTTCCTCTTCAATTTCAAGCAAGAATAATTGCGCTTTTAAGTCAGCATACGTAGGATCATCTTCGACATTAGGTTCAGAATATGCTTCATATTCTTCACGTTTAATATCACGCTCTTTGCTTTGTAGTGTAATTTCATCTACTAAGCTGTCAGCTTTCGATACCATAGTTTTTTGCTGCTCTTCATAATTTCCTTTTAACTTAGCAGCACTATCGATAAGGCCTTTCCATTCTTCAAGCTTTTTAGATTTATTAGCGTTGAATTCTGCCTCGAGTTTTTCCTGCTTGTCCGCCGGTAGTTGCTGTCCACAAGTAGGGCAAGCCTCTTTACTGAACTGCTGAGAGTTAAATGTGTCGAATTCAGATGTTAGAGTTTCGATGCGTTTGGCTTCTCGCTCAATTTCTTTATTAAGCTCGCTGCTTCTATCCATGCATCTATCTCTTTCAGTTTCTGTCGCCTTCAATTTAGATAGTGCCGTTTCATATTCACTGCGCAAATGTTGTTTACGCTTATGATAATCGGATAGTATATCTGAACGTCGGACATCTAATTGACGATTAATATCACGAATTTTAGACTGCTTTTCTGTAGCACTAAAACCATTTTTAATAATGGCTTTTTGTTTTTCAACATCATCAATGCCAGTTGTTAAAGTTTTAATATCGCTGATTAATTTATTTTTATCAGCCATAACTTCAGGTTTATTTCGCACAGCTTCATCAATACGAACCGGAATCATATCAAGTTCTTTATTAATAGCTGTTTTCTTGCTGGCAATCACTTTGCGTTGATCATCAACCGTGCGACCGTTTAATAACTCTGCTAAGCGTTTTAAATCTTCACGACTATTGATTACAGCAGCATCATCAATATCGCCACACATTTCAAGTAATAGCTTGCGTCTATTTTGCCAGGAATACGTTTCGTTAAAATACAAAGGATTAGTAATCAATTTAAAGATACTTTCATCAACAAGCGAACTAACTATTTCCTTGTATTCTTTTTCTTTCTTAGGTACACCATCGACAAAATAATCTGTCGTATGGCCTGTTAAAGTAACTTCACCGCCACGTGGAGATGAATACTTCTCTCTATAAATACGCTGGAGTTCAATCGTTCCACCTTCGTCTAAAGTGAAGGTGCCTGTTACTTCATGATTAACTTTATGGATAGGTTCACCACCATCCAATGTTTTAATTTCGAAATCAGCCCTGTCTAGGCTATCTTTGCCAAATAGTAACCAACAAACAGAGTCAAATACAGTAGTTTTCCCTGTGGCATTATCACCACGGATTACGACATCGCCATTAAGATCTATGGCAAAGGACTTTAGCCCTTTAAAATTTAGTAATTCTAATTTTGTGAGTTTCATATCATTCTCCTATACAACAGTGGCATCCACATCGATGGTGTGCGGCTCAATCTGTAATTGATTTGCCCATTGCATTACCGTCGAATTAATTTGAGCATTCTTTTTTAGTTTTTCATTGGCGAAAAGCTTCGCCTGCACTAAGTCGAATATTTGACGGCCTTTCTTTTTACCTTTATTGGCCAATTCTAGGCATGCGACCGGTTTCATAGCATCATCGGTAACTAACACTATTGCGGTAGTGCCTTTCATGACTCTATCTCGGTATGATCCAACGCAATTTTTTAGCCGTTTACCTGCAGTCATCAAATCAGCTGCAGTCTTAGGGATCATAAAGTGCATCCCGTTTACATCAGCTTGTAGCTGAGGAATTTCCGGAAGCATTACGTCACCATACTCTTGTTTGTTGTAAACATTAACTACAACATCATGGAAGCCTTTTAATTTGCAATCAGTATTCCAAACTTGAGCTATATACTTACCATTTATTTGACTGTACATATTAACAATATCCCTGATATCTGATGCAGTGGCATTTAGCAAATACCGCAATAAATTTCGCTCACCATATCGTTTGGAAAGGCCAAGCCACATATTAAGTATTTTTTCAGTCCTAACACCCATATTTTCATCTAGATGAGCTGAATTAATTATTTTCGCAGATACATCATCAAACCCTTTGTCTCGATTAAGAGTCAATATTGTCCTTCGATTATTTTCGTCTTTAAAAACATTCAGCATATCTGATAGCTTAACAATCATAGGATCATTAACCATCATGCTACGCAATAATTTACTATCAGGAGCACGATGATAAATTCGCAATGCTTCTAAGAATCCGATCCCCTTTTTAGTCATAGTTAAAACCGAATCATCAAAATGCAGATCTCTTATGGAACCAATCCAATAGCGTGGGGTCCATTTAATGTTGCTTTTAATAATTTTAGTGACAGCAGGCATGTCAGGAGCTCTAAGCTTTAAGATCATATTAACCAACATAGAAATCCCATATCCGCCATATTCGCTAATCGAGTGCGGAATATAAACATCTTTTACTTTATATCCACACTGTTCTGTTAAGCGCTTTTCAAATGTTAGGCGCAGACTTTTGAAGAGTTTTGACAAATGTTCTTTATTAACTCCATGAACTGCATACGATTTACCTATGTATTTTAAAATTGGCATAATCGGATTATCATAATCACGAATATAGTCGGCTGTGAGTTCATGTTTTCTCTTATCTTCATCGATATAAAAAGCTTTTCTGGCTTTGAAATCAAAGCGCAGAACTTCTTTATAAGAGCCATCTTCAGACGTTCCATCCCAAAACAACTGGATACCTTTATATTTAATACGAAGATCGAGAAAGTCTTTGCAATTAACAACTTCAAAAAACATTTCTTTAGGAAATAGCTCCTCATCATCAGATGCAATCACCACTTTATGAACATATGGTTCGGAGCGAGTTCCACAATTAGGGCAAACATAATATTTCGCACCTGTATAATATCCGCAGCCCATGCTATATTTTCGGTTCCATGTGCCACCAAATGTGTGATTGCAATCGCAATGGTGAATTGTTGTATAAGCAGCATCATAATGTTTTTCAATTATGATGCTATCGAACATTTTACTGATGTATAAACTTGACACAGTTTCCACAGAACGCCACCGCCTTAATCATCGAACATGGAAAAGATGTTCGAATTTTCTTCTACACTAGGTTCAGCCGTTGGTTGCGTTTCATCTATAGTTGGTTGGCTATCAACTGGCGCAGACTCTTTAGCTGTTTTAGTCTTACGTGTACGCTTTGGCTTTTCTTCCTTTTTAGGATCTTTCGTTTTTTCTTTAGGAACGTCGGGCAAAGGTTTACACACCACATCAAAGGCCTTTACAATTGCATTGGACGCTTTCATGACATCCTCTGTATATGCGATACCCGCATGGTACTCTTCAGCGTTTCCCGGGTCCATTTCAATTGCTTTATGTAATATATCTAACGACTTCTTACATATGTCTGCTTGGCTTTTAAATTGTTGTTTAGCCATATTTAATCCTCCTTCTCTGCCATGATGGATTTTAAATCTGTGATAAGATCATCCGTTAAAGAGTCGCTAGACGGACGAGTGACCCCGTGCTTGCTAAAAATTGCAAGTGCTTTTTTTGCTTTTACCCCATCTTCGCCCATCCATTCACGGAACTCCTTATAAAAAGCTTTTTTATCTACCGGTTCATCACTTACATCCAATGCGGGTTCAGGTTCAGGTTCAGGTTCTGGTTCTGGTTCTGGAACAGATTTAACCTTTTCTTGCACGACTGGCTGAGGTTTTGATTCTGCTTTAGGCGACGGATTCGCGTCAAGAGGAAGTACTGGAAGGTCGTCATCCGTAATTTCTGGAGTTTTCTGTTTTTCCTGCTTTGTATCAGGCTCTTCTTTAGGTGCAGTTTCACACATTGCTTTTGTTACTTGTTCAGCAAGGTGCTTTTCATCATAGCAATTGCCGCAACATTGATGATTTAAAGTTGCATTCCATTCCGCGATCTGCAATGCCAAATCTTCTATGTTATTAAAGTTAATAGTTAAAACGTTTTTATTTTCCATGATTAATCTCCTTTAGAATTTAAACAGTAATTCATCATCAACTAATTTTCCTTCAACGATTTTGGGGATTCCTATTTCTTGAAGTTTTTGAATTACGCTACGACTTTTTGATATATAAATAGTGTTTTTTCAATTTGTGCTGCTGTTGGTTTAATTACATATGGCTCTGTTGCAAGCGCAGGGGCCACACAAATGACTTTGTTGTTAACATCTATACCAACCTTGAAATATTCAGGCCCTTTTAACTTTCTGTAAGCCGGCATTGAAAGCTTGATATAGCTATTTGTAGTCACTATTGCTACCTTTTGTAATGATTCGTGTTTGCCCCTGTTATCTGCAAAGAAATTAAAGTCAAATGCATTTACAGTGGCTTTATGTTTTATTGCTTTTATTTCAGGCATTTTATCTCCTTATCTGGTATAATTTACATAGGATATTTTTTATCTGTGCTCGTTACTCATTGCCGTGAGTGCGAGCATTTTTACTTTTACGGCGAATATGTTCATCGTGGCAAGGTTTACATACTCTAATTGCCTTACGATTTATCTCGTCATAAATGTAGTTATGAGTATATGGAATTAACCTAACTCCACATTTAGTACATGTTCGAATCGGACGTCTCATCGTATTAGTACCCAAACTAGACCGCCGTAAAACATAATGCAAGCGGCCATCACAAAGAGAATAAATAACACGCAAATCACATCAATATAATTCATATTTCACCTCCTATTTGTAATATGGATTGCGGCAGTATTCGCCGCTTTTTCTTACCTGCAGGATGTACGTGACATCTTCGATGTCTTCAGCATCGACTTCCGCCATATCCTTTTTGTAACCATACATTGATATAGCCAAACCTATGATTGATTGAATGAGGAACTGCATGTATCCTATTTGGTCAAGTTCTAAGGCGCCCATAGAGCCTGCAACGAGGAACGTCCCCAATAACATATAGCCCATTATTCATCCCCCTCAATTCGTTCAGCTATGATATTATCTACCGTAACAATAATGCGAACTCCTGCAGCGCCATAAGCACTCATCATGGTTTGCAAGCTATAGATGGAGTTCATAACGTCCCCACTGATTTGATTTAAGATGTGCTCGGATTCGATCGCTTTTAGATGTGCGACCATTGCTGTTTCGTTTACTGGAATAGCTTTCATAATTATGTTTCTCCTATAACATCATCATTGATAAAATAGATGCTACTGCTGCTGCAGCTAAACTCAAATGCATTCCTGCGTCAATCCATGTCATGATTAATTCCTCCTAATGAATTCCTGCGGATTTAAACTCCGCATCAACTACTTTCACATTCCAGCCCAGTGCGTGCATTAGGTAAGTTTTAAAACCTTCTTTGTCGATGACAAAGGCTCTTGACTTCTTACCTGGTGACTGCCATGCGTAGGCAAATGGAAATTTACCTATCGCGATGCCCTCTCGGACCGCAGTTAAGCTAATTCCGAGTACAGTCGCCATTTGACTTACCGAGATAACTTTATTGACCATTTATTAACCTCCTTTTATACTTCAATTCGATATTTCGTATTACTCGGTAAAAAAAAGAACTTCAAGAGGAATGTCAGATCCCATAAGATTTTTAATCCGTACACATTCATCATAAGTCAATGGATATTTGCCGTTTAACTTATCCAGAATGGTTGCGTATCGAATTTTCAGCTTATCCGCTAGTACTTTTCGACTCCAACCTAGTCTTGCGAGTTCTGCATTTAGATTTGGATACATATATTCACCTCCCTTTGCTATCTCTAAAATACGATATTTCAATAACTCCAATTCGAAATATCGTATTCTTTATGTCATTATCATAATACGATATTTCGAATTTGTCTAGTTTAAGCTTGTTAATGATTTGTTAATGAGTATTTTAATTACGAAATATCGTATTTAAATGTTGATATTTCGTAATTAATGTATTACTATATATGTGAGAGGGCTTTACGAATAGAGGTGATCACTATGACGAGAGAACAATTTTTAAAAGAAAAAATATTAGAAATAGATACAATTAAAGGATTTGCCACTAGAATTGACATGCCTTATACAACGTTATATTCAATTTTGAATAACGTAGGCGGCGCATCTATAGATAACGTGTTAAAAATTTGTAAGGGATTAAATATTCCTGCGTCTATATTAGAAGAATTTGATAGCCAAAATACTTTTAATTATGACGAAGAATTAATATCTTTACAAAGGAATTACAAAGGTTTAGGTAAAGCTGAAAGGCAACAGTTAAATGACTTTATTAATTTTTTAAAGTCAAAACATGATTCAAATATGCCAGAGGATGATGATCTTGACTAATAATCTTGTAAGTACGATAAAAGAGGCACATAATACACGTAAGTTAATAGGTGATGATATTAAACTAACGCCTAGAATGATAATTGAATATTTAATAAAACAAAAGGGCGTCTGTGTCAAAACCTATAAACAAGGTGCACAAGCTCTCGGAGTATCCCCTTTAATAATTGGGATGTATACACAGTCATCCGATGCAGCAACTTTATATTTACCTAAAACAGATAATTTGTATATATTATATGATTCAGAAATCAAGACAAAAGAGCGTAAATTATGGAGTATTTGTCATGAAGCTGGACACATAATCAGAGGTCATCATTTACAGAAACTGAACAACCCAGATTTAATCAAATCTCCTATTTTAGAGTTAGAGGCAAACACATTCGCTAGGGAACTATTGGCGCCGGCCACTTTAGTATATGGCTTTATTTCTAGGTATAAAACAGAGGGCCCTAATATTGAAGATTTTTACTTTGCTTATAGATATGTTTTTGGATTAAGCAAGTCAGCTTCTGCATTATCTGCAAATATACTTTCACACGAAGGTTATCAGATTGAAAACGATTTATCTCTAATTCAACAGTATGGTGCCAAGCTAAATAAACTATTTCCTTATATTAGTACGCGAAGAGATTACCATTATTTGGTATCAGCTATGTGCAAAACGGAATACGACCACGTTAAGAGGGCTTACGACTTAAATAAGCCTTTTAGGGAAAGTCTATTTGGTCGTTCTGTGTTTTAGATTTAAGGAGAGACAAGTATGAATAAAAGAGTGTTAGTAACAGCTATTGTAGGGGTAATTATGGCTGTATTGGTAGGTTACGTAATAACTGACTACCATCAAAAGGCTCCTGAACGAGCAACTTATGCCGCATCAGAAGACGCTCGCAAAGCTCAAGAGGCAAAAGACAAAGAAGCTGAATTGACGAAAAAAGCTAATGCCGAAAAGGAAATATATACGATTCTAAACAACACGAACTTTGAGTATGATCAAGTAGACAGGGAATATAAATTCTACAGCTCTAATCAAAGATCGATACAACCCAGTAATTCTATATCATGGGTTGCTTTCGTAGACTCCTCTGGCCATTTAGTAGGACCTTTTATCAAATTTGTCACTTTTGCCCCATTAGATATGTCTACAAATTGGATATTCTGGGATAAATTAACGTTCTCCAGTTCTGCAGGTAAGTTTGATTACACGATGCGTGGCGTCATCGCCGGGCAAAGTGGCGGGGGTAAGAATATCAGACTAGATGATTCTGGAACTTATGAGTATGCCCTACTAACAACCCCTGAAATAGATGAAGGTCTGCGCATCTTAACACAAGGCAGCAATCCAATAATCAGATACAGAGGCTCCCAATATTATAAGGATTACACCCTATCTGCTGAAGAAGTCGAACAGCTAAAAACTGCACTAACCTTATATGAACTCGGAGATATTGTTGATGATAACTTAGATGTAAATAAGCTATCTAAATAAAAAAATACCCCTATCACACGATAGGGGTATTTTAGGAGGTATGTAATTATGGCCATGAAACGTGCCAACGGTACAGGCACCGTATATAAGATGAAACATAAGGCTCTACGCAAGCCATATCGAGCCGTGGTGACGCTTGGATATAATTCTGAGGGTAAACCCTTGCGTAAATCCATAGGCACCTTTGCAACGCAAAAAGAAGCGTATAATGCATTATCGGCTTATGATGCTAATGCCCCGCAATACGAAGTCAAGGATACTACCTTTGGCCAATGCTGGGAATGGATGATTGAAGATAAGACTAGACTGGGAGTTAACCTTGCAAAAAGTGGCTATATTTACAACAAGCCGAAAGTAGAACATTTGATGAGGGTTCCTATCAAGGATATACGATTAACCCACCTACAGGATATTATTGATAGATATAGTGACATGAGCCGCACAGCGTTATCACAAATTAAGACTGTGCTGAAATCTACTTTTGATGTGGCGATAAAAAATGACATAGTAGATAAGAATTACGCCTCTCTCGTTACCTTGCCTGCAAAGCCTAAATCTGACATGCATAAACCATTTACTCCTTTAGAAATATATAAGTTATGGGAATTGTCAGAAACCGACCGTAACGCACGAGTACTATTAACATATGTATACACGGGTATGCGCCCAGGTGAAATTCAAAAAATTAAATTAAGGGACGTTCACATCAAGGAGCACTATATGATTGGCGGAATAAAAACCGAAGCCGGCAAAAACCGCATCATACCAATAGCGGACTGTATCATGCCTTTTATAAAAGAATGGTACCGCAAAAGCAGCTTTGAGCGAGGCGAATACCTTATGCCGAGTGATATTCCTAAAAATCTCAGGCCTGCATTGAGCGTATATTTGAATCGTAAATTTAATGATCACCGGCCGCACGATGCTAGACATACCTGCGCTACATTACTGATTCATATCGGTGTGGCGGAGTCTACGGTTAAGACAATATTGGGGCATAGACATTCCGACGTGACTAACCAAGTGTATGTACACAGGGATGCTACCGTATTAGTAGATGCGGTAAATAAATTACCGTCTCGAGATGAATTATTGCGAGATGAGTTTCAGGCGTTAACCTATGCTCGAGGTTGAGCAACGGTTGAGCAACCGTATCAGTTTTATCCAATTTTAGACAATTCCCAAAATTAAAAAGCCAGTAAACGCCTATGTTCACTGGCTTTTTAACGCTACAGTATTTGTATTGTACACAGCATATTGTTTTAGAGAGTAAAGATGTGTTGTAGTTGAAAGATTTAGAAATAATGAATTATTGTAAAATAGATT